TCTTACTTTCCTCCAATCAATGTTTTTCAGTAAATGAATAAATTCAGTAGCTCTAGTTAGATTATAAAAATCTAAACTACGGTCTCCTTCAGGAAACTCCAGATAATACATACCTGGATATCTACTTTCTGCTACTATTTTCATCTGAACCTCTCTAAATATTCTCTATGTCTTTTATGTACATCTACGAATATTCTTTGATGTAATTCTTCTTTAACTAATTTTTCAGAGATTTCTCCTACTCCTTCCATGTAATACTTTCCTTCTAATTTAAGGATGTCATGGCTTATAATCTTGTACTTAATTTTTATCTCTTTCTTTAAACTCTAATGTTACTTTAACTGAACTATTTTGAGGAATATGTTCTGCATTTTCTTCCAGAATATCCCATACAACATTATTTATATGTTCTTCTAAGAAGTTAAAGGTATTCCAATTAATTGATAATTCTTTGTATATTCTCATTCTAAGAATATACCACATCTCCTTTTCTAAATCAATACGTATACTAGAAATAAATAAAATAAATATATTGACACCGTATTTAATTCTGTGATATACTAATGGTCCCTTAAACTGAAAGGATTATTTATGGCCATTCTTCGTAATCGTGAAGTCACCATCCTCGATAGAGTTGACTCCGCAGATAACTCTCCTGTCTACCGTGTCTCCTACCCAAATGGAGTTATGGAACACGCTAAGCTTACCGATCTTCGTCTTACTAAAGACGAATACGGATACATGCTCCGTCAGAACGGAGAAGTCTATATGCTTGATGTCTCTCGGATTGACGATAAAGAACTCCAAGAAATCAGAGACTCTCAAGACAGAACTAAGATCGAAGCAAGACAAGCAAAGCCTTTCGAAGTCGTCGAAGTCAAGAAGAAATAATTATGCCTTTGATAGACTACACGATCTCAGTAAGTAATATCTTTACTGTCTTATGTGTCATGGGTTCAACAATGGCTTTGCTGTACTCCATGAAGGGAGATATCACTATTGTTAAACACGATCTCCACTATCTCCAAGAATCCCATAAGAGTCTTACTGAAGCTTTTAAACAACTCGGTAAGATACTGACTCAAGTAGCTGTCCAAGACAATAGAATTAATCATATGGAAAAAAGACTAGACGAACTCTCCACTACTAAGGTTTCAAACAATGCTATATAACCAAGATGGATCAATTTCAGTAACGGCAGTAGCTGGAGACAGACCAGTCGGCATGTATGCTCCGGACGGAAGTATTAACGTCGTAATAGACGACCAAGACAACAAAGGTGTCCAGCATCCTACTGGAGCTCTTCGAGTAAACTCCGTAGGAAGTTCTGTAAGCAATAAACTAAACCAACTAAAGCAAACGGTATGGAACTCTCCTCTGGATAGTTTCTATCTCTTTGCTCAACCCACCGAAGCCCAAGCTCTTCAAGACTTAGTCAAACCAGATAGAACAGCAACTACCTCCGGTGATCCTGTGTTTACTCCGAATAGAGGATATACAGGAGATGGTTACGATGCATACATCGATACTATGTACAACCCATCTACCGACGCAGTAAACTTCTCTCAGAATAGCAACTCCTTCGGTGTGTGGTGTGTAACCAATCCAGCTGATCCTTCCGGAGGTTGGGATTTCGGCCAGACTAACTACGCCATTGCTCCTTTCGGAACTGGTGGCAGAGACGTCTTTACTCGTAATTCTTCAACTACAAGCAATAACTTCCAGTACTGGCCTCAGAAAGGAAACCTCTACGGAGCTAACAGAAAGTCTTCTACTGGTTATTCTGTCTTCCAAAACGGTTCTCCTGTAACACTTAATCTCACTAGCGTAGCTAACAGCGGTAACATCAAGACAGGTCTTCATGGACAAGGTTGGTGTACTGATGGAACGTACTATTACGTCTTTGAACAAGATGCTATTCGTAAGCGTTCAAGGTCTGACTGGAGTATTGTTTCTTCTAATACCAATGTCTTTGCTGGTCTTAATGGTTCTCCGAATCATTTAGGTGATGGAGACATCTATGGTAACTACCTCTACAATCCAGTAGAATATTACTCTGGTAGTTGTTCAACACCTAGCAGTGATCTACAGATTGCTAGATACGATCTAAGTACTCTTGCTTTAGCAGATACACATACTATTACTGGTCCTACTGAAATAGGAGCACTAGCTATCGATGGAGCTAGAGGAGTAATCTACGTTTCGTCTTATTGTGATCCTACCCAGATCTTTTGTTATAATCTATCTGATTATTCTCGTCTTCCTAGCATTCAACTCTCCAGCAGAGATTTTAACTTCAAGAACATTCAGGGACTTTCTTATAGAAATAACAGTCTTTGGATTTCTTGTATCTCTAGCGGTGCGGTAGCCCCTAACAGATTCTTGGTGAACGTAGATCTTACTGGTCAAGTCCGCCAAATCTGCAGTATCTTCGAGACTTCTGCTCAGTTGGAAGGAGTTAATTTCGATAGTGATGGTAAGATTGGCGTCATGCAAGACGACGGAGGTGTCAACCAATACATCTACTTCTACTACTTACCTGCAGATAACACACTGACGTATGCTCAAGCTAGTTCAGCAGTTAACTCCGAAACCTTTACTGTCTTTAAAAGAAACGGAGTGCTGACTAATACTTCTGCTCAAGTTGCTGCTTGCTTCACAGGCGGAAGCATGACGGCTTCTCAGTGGCAGAATTTGTATACATCGTTGTATAACTATCTACGTGAAGTCGGTGCTACGACTTGGTAAAGAAAACACCACTAGACTCTAAACGTGATGAACGACGTAAGCTTGCTGAATCTTCTTTGGAAGAATTCATTAAGCTCGTGCATCCCAAGAGAGTATTAGGCAGTATCCATAGAGAAGTCATTTCTTGGTGGACTTCAGCAGACGCTAAGTCCCACCAACTCTTGATGCTTCCTAGAGACCATATGAAGTCAGCGCTAGTAGCTTATCGAGTTGCTTGGGAGCTGACTAAAGACCCTACTCTGAGGATTCTATATATTTCTTCTACAGCGAATCTCGCTGTAAAGCAACTAAAGTTCATAAAAGACATTATCACGAATGACACTTATCGGATTTATTGGCCAGACATGGTTAATAAAGAAGAAGCCAAGCGTGAGCAATGGACTCAGAAAGAAATCTCAGTAGATCATCCAAGACGTAAAGAAGAAAATATCCGTGAACCATCGATCTTCACCGCTGGACTTACTAGTAATATCGTTGGCTTACATTGCGATATTGCCGTTCTTGATGATGTGGTTGTTCAGGACAACGCGTACATCGAAGAAGGAAGAACAAAAGTAAAAGAACAATACGGTTATCTTTCTTCTATCGAAGGAGCTAACGCTCGGGAGTGGGTGGTCGGTACAAGGTACCACCCTAAAGACTTGTATTCAACCTTGTTGGAAATGGAAGTCGAACACTTCGATGAATATGGAAACGTTATCGAAAGAGATCAACTCTTTGAAGTCAAGGAACACGCAGTTGAAAGTGTTGGCGACGGCACTGGCCAGTTCTTGTGGCCTTTACAACAACGTTCTGATGGAAAGTGGTTCGGATTCGACGAAAAGATTCTGGCTAGAAAACGGGCGCAATATGTTAACAAAATCCATTTTAGGGCTCAGTATTATAACGATCCTAGGGATGTTGACTCTTCTCCTATTAACCGGAGTTTATTTCAATATTATAATCCTGACTTCTTAAGCCAAAGAGGTGGTGCTTGGCACTTCAAAGGTAATAAACTTAATGTCGTAGCTAGCATAGACTTTGCTTATACGACAACAAAGACCGCTGACTACACTTGTATCGTGGTTGTCGGGGTAGACGGCGGTCACAATTACTACATCATGGATATCGATAGGTTTAAAACAGGTGCTCCTTCAGAGTACTTTAAGCGTATCTTAAAGATGTACGAAAAATGGGGATTCAGAAAGATTAGAGCTGAGGTAACTGCAGCTCAACAAGTCCTCGTTAATGATCTAAAAGACAACTACATCCGTAAGAATGGTCTTAGTCTCTCTGTAGACGAGTACAGACCTAGTCGTTGGCAGGGAAGTAAAGAAGAGCGTATCTTTAGTATCCTAGAACCTAAGTATTCTAACAAACAAATCTACCATTACGCCGGAGGCAATACACAGGCTCTTGAAGAAGAGCTCCTGTTTATGAACCCTCCTCATGATGATATCAAAGATGCTCTAGCTTCCGCTATAGATTTCGCAGTAGCTCCAATTAATATATTCAAACTCCAGAAGGAAAATCAACCAGTGTATAACTACCACTCTACGTTTGGAGGTGTATCGTAATGACTGGCACAGTAGTTCTCGTAGAAGACGTAGTCTCTCCAGACAGAATGGCAACAAGTATCGTAAATAAATACATTACTTGGAGTAATGCACGTCAACCAGCTATGCAGGTCTGGGAAGAAATACGTAAGTACGTATACGCTACTAATACTTCACAGACGACTAATTCTACGTTGCCTTGGAAGAACAAGACTACTATTCCTAAGCTATGTCAAATCAGAGACAATCTCTACAGTAATTACATAGCTACGATGTTTCCTAACAGAGTCCCGGTTATCTGGGAAGCTAATGAGAAAGACAGCAACTCTAAAGCTAAAAGAGATGCTATTACTAATTACATGCAATGGACTATGGAACAACCATCCTTTAAATCAGAGATGGATAAAATTGTTTTAGATTACATCGATTATGGGAATTGTATTGTAACGGTAGACTGGGTTGACCAAAGAACAGATCAAGGAGATAAAATCCAAAGTGGGTATGTCGGACCGATTGTACGTCGTATATCTCCCTTGGATGTCGTCTTCAACCCTACTGCAGAAAACTTTGAGTCTTCCCCCAAAATCATCAAGAGTATTATAGGTCTTGGTGAACTCAAGGAGATGCTTGAGAGCATGTCTACCGATGACAACAGGGAAGAATACGAAGAACTTTGGAAGTACCTGAAAGACATCAGATCTAAAGCACACGAATATACAGGGGATTGGCAATACCGAGATAACATGTACTCTATGGAAGGATACTCTTCTTTTCAAAGATATCTTCAAGGAGATATGGTAGAAATATTGACTTTCTACGGAGATATGTATGACACGGAGACTGATGAGTTCCTCAAGAACCACGTCATCACTGTCGTAGATCGCCATAAACTGATTGGTAAGAAACCTAATCCTTCTTTCTTCGGATTTCCTCCTATCTTCCATTCTCCATGGAGACGTCGTCAAGACAACCTCTGGGGTATGGGTCCTCTAGATAATCTCATCGGTATGCAGTACCGTCTTGATCATATGGAGAATATGAAAGCAGATATGATGGATCTTTCTACTTATCCAGTCCAGAAGATCAAAGGATTCGTAGAAGACTTTACTTGGCAGCCAGGAGAGAAAATATACGTTTCTGAAGAAGGAGACGTAGACCTTGTTCAACCTAATATTAATGTTCAACAACTCGTCCAAGACATTGCTTTGATCATGAGTCTTATGGAAGAAATGGCAGGTGCTCCTAAAGAAGCTATGGGTTTCCGTACTCCAGGTGAAAAAACTAAGTACGAAGTACAACGTCTTGAGAATGCTGCAAGCCGCGTCTTCCAGAACAAGATTAAACAATTTGAAGAACAAGTCGTAGAAAGAGTTCTCAACGCTATGTTGGAACTAGCTAGACGTAACCTGTCTGGTACTACTTCTATTAAAGTATTTGATGATGAGCTAAAGGCAGCTACATTCCGTAATCTTAGTGTCGAAGACATCACAGGTATTGGGCGTATCAAACCAGTCGCTGCTAGACATTTCGCAGAACAGGCTGAGTTGATTCAGAATCTTACTAGTATGGCTCAGAGCCCTCTGTACCCTTCGGTACAACCTCATATCTCTACAGTCAGACTTGCTAAGTTGTTTGATAAATCATTCAACACAGAACAAGAAGAAATCTTTATTCCGTTTGTTGCATTGTCTGAACAAGCAGAAGCTCAACAGCTTTCACAAGCTCTGCAAGAACAGATGTTGCAAGCAACACAAACAGCTTCAGGTATGGGAGAAGATTTTGATATTTCTCCTAATACTCAGGCCCAACCACAGGTTCCTGAAGAGGCGCCTCAATAATGTTAATTCAATGGACTAATCATCTTAAGACCCAAGAAGAAAAAGACAGATTCGCTGGAGCAGTCCAGGGAAGTCGTCTAGTCCTAGAAAGACTTTCTCAAATTCTTCGACAAGAAGAAGATGAGATTACACGAACTGAACTTTCTGTTGATGGTTATGATAATCCTAACTGGAGTCATAAACAAGCGTTCAGAAATGGTCAGAGAAGTGTTTACCGTAAACTCCAATCTTTAACAAATCTGGACCAACAGAAATGAATCTACTAGAAAATACTAATCAGAACGACCAAATTCAGATTGATCAGAACAAGAATTACCTTGAAGAGCTTGTCGGAGACGACAAGAAATTCAAAACGGTCGAAGACCTTGCCCGTGGTAAAGCTGAATCTGATATGTACATCGAGCATTTCAAACGTAGTCAAGACGAACTCCGTCAAGATTACACTAGACTTCGCGAAGAGTACAACGCCGGACAGTCCCTTAAGGAACTTATCGACCAGCTTAAGTCCAATAAGGAGTCTCAGAACGACATCACCCAGAACGTACCCGAAGACAAGTCCGATTCTTTTGATCTAACGAAGCTTGATGAACTCGTCTCCTCAAAACTCCAGGCTGCTAAGCAGCAGGAACGAGAAGAGAATAACTTCAACTCCGTTCAGAACAAACTCAAAGAAGTATATGGCGATAACTACGCCAATGCTTTGAAACAACAAATATCTGAGCTAGGTTTAACGGCAGATTTCGTTAATGACCTTGCACGTAAACATCCTGAAGTTCTTTACAGAACTCTTGGTATTACGGGTAATAGTCAGAAAGAAACCTTCCAGGCTCCTCCAGCATCTAGGAACAGAAGTGACCCCTTCGCTCCGAACGTCAATAAAAGGACTTG